GAGGCGGAGCAGTACACTGCTGATTACAAAAAGCAGGCCGCATTAGCGGCTCTGGGTAATAAGCATCCCGATATGCAACAGATCCTTGGTGATTCTAAGTTTGCAGATTGGATCAAAGCCTCGAAGATTAGGACTCAGTTGTTTGTACAAGCTGACCAAGAGTACAACGCTGATGCGGCTGACGAGCTGTTCTCTCTTTGGAAAGAACGCAAGACAGTTGCCCAGCAAACCGCAAATGTTGAAAAGCAGGTGCGGAAACAGCAACTCAAGGCGGCTAATACAGGCAACACGAGAGGCAGTGGTGAGGGATCGCGAAAGAAGACGTATCGCAGGGCCGACATTATTAAACTTATGAAAACAGACCCCGAGCGTTACCAAGCCTTATCACCTGAGATTTTGCAGGCGTACGCAGAGGGTCGAGTCAAATAATCTAAAGGAGATTTGACATGGCTACTGCAACTTATCCCGGCGCCGCCGGTAATACGGCGAAGACTGAAGCTGACAAGTTCATCCCAGAAATTTGGTCAGACGAGATCATCGCCGCTTATCAGAAAAACCTGAAGATGGCTCCCCTTGTTAAGAAGATTACTATGTCTGGCAAGAAGGGCGACAAGCTTCACATTCCTAAGCCTGTTCGTGGAGATGCTAACGCTAAAGCGGCTGACACTGCTGTTACTATCATCGCTAACACAGAAGGCGAATTGACTGTAGATATCGATCGTCACTTTGAGTACTCACGTCTCATCGAAGACATCGTAGAAGTCCAGGCACTTTCTAGCCTCCGTCAGTTCTACACTGAAGACGCTGGTTATGCGCTTGCTACTAAGATCGACAACGACCTCCACTCTTGTGGTACTGGCTTCGGTGACGGCGGTGCTGTTGTATTCGGCGCGGCTCCAACTGACTACCAGCACACTGGTTGTTTCTTTAACGACAACGGTACAACTACTCAGTACACCGACGACACTCTTGTAGCTGGCGACGAGTTCACTGACGCGTTCTTCCGTGACATGATCCAGAAGTTGGACGACAACAACGTCCCAATGGAAGATCGTGTACTTGTTATCCCACCTGCAACCCGTAACGCCATCATGGGCATCGACCGCTACGTGTCTTCTGACTTCGTATCTGGTCAGTCAGTCCAGTCTGGTCTTATCGGTAACCTTTACGGTGTAGACGTTTACGTCTCAGCTAACTGTGCAACTATCGAAGCGGCGGGAGACAACACTGCATCTTCTGTAGACACTCGTGCGGCTATGTTGTTCCACCGTGACGCTATCGTTCTTGCAGAGCAAATGTCTGTACGTTCGCAAACTCAGTACAAGCAGGAATACCTCTCAACTCTGTACACGGCTGACTGCCTGTACGGTGTCGAAGTGTACCGTCCTGAAGCTGGTTTCGTTCTCGCAGTACCATCTGCATAAGAACCTTCTGGGGGTCTTTATGGCCCCCTTCTTCTTTTTGATTTAGCTAGGCAAGAGGAAACTTAGCCATGTCCAATTACACAAAGACCACTGACTTTGAAGCAAAGGATTCCTTGCCGTCAGGTGACTCTGGCAAGATCATTCGTGGTTCGGAGTTTGAAACAGAATTCGATAACATTTCGACAGCGATTGCTACTAAAGCAGACGCCGCAAATCCCACATTCACAGGCACCGTTACTATTGACGGGCTTACTGTCAACGGCAATACAGTTTTGGGCAATGCCGCTTCAGACACTGTAACCGTTACGGCAGACATTGCATCTAACCTTCTCCCTTCTGCTGACGACACCTATAACTTAGGAGCAGTCGGCGCAGAGTGGAATGACCTGTACGTAGACGGTGTTGCTTACATTGACACTATCAACGGCTTTGCCACTACAGGTGACGTTAACTTTGGCGACAACAACAAAGCACAATTTGGTGCTGGCAATGACCTACAGATTTTCCATGATGGTTCTAATAGCAGAATCAAAGATAATGGAACTGGAGGACTGTACGTTCAAGGTTCTTCTTTTATTTCTTTAACAAACGCGTCGGCAACAGAGACTTATGTATATGCCGCTGAGAATGGTGCTGTACAACTTAAGTACGATAACGCAACCAAACTAGCCACAACCTCCACAGGCATCGACGTTACAGGCGTTATCACTACAGACGGTATGACTACATCTGCTGATATTAACTTTGGTGACAACGACAAGGCCGTTTTTGGTGCTGGTTCTGACCTACAGATTTATCATAATGGGAACAACAGCTTCATAACTGATACCGGAACGGGTAGTTTGTATGTCAGAGCTTCTGACGCTTTGCGGATTCAGACGGCTACCAGTGAAGAAATGCTAAAGGCTGAAGCCAACGGTGCAGTAACGGCTTACTACGACAATATTGCTCGTTTAGCCACAACTTCCGCAGGCATCGACGTAACTGGCACGGTGACTGCTGATGGTTTGACTGTTGAAGGTACGACCGCTTTTAATAACAACAACGTAAACCAAACTGGTACTGCTCCAAAATATAATTTTTTTGAAAGCGATATAACAAATTTAAATTCACAGCTACTGAGTTCTGGTGGAAAGTTCTTTATAAGAACACTGTCTGATGATGCCGGAACAGTTACTAAAAGGTTTCAGATAGACCACTCAACAGGCGACATTAGTTTCTTTGAAGACACTGGCACGACTGCGAAGTTCTTCTGGGATAGTTCTGCGGAGCGGTTGGGTATTGGTACGACTAGCCCTGATGCTGACTTAGATGTTCGAGGCACTACACTAGCTGACGTACATATCAGGGCAACAAGCGCAAACAGTATAGCTAGAGCTTTGCTTCAAAACGATGCGCAAGCTTATGCTCTAAGAATTAATAGTGACGACAAGTTTAGAATAAAAGACGAAACAGCCGATGCTGACAGGCTTGTTATAGATACTAGCGGCAACGTAGGTATCGGTACGGATTCGCCTGACACTTTATTAGAAATTGTTGGCGCAGACCCTATACTAACCATTCGAGACTCTGAGTTTTCACAATCAGCAACAAATGCTACTTTACGGCTAGCTGAATCTGGCGGCGCTGACTCCCTTGGTAACTACTGGGATATAAACCACACAGCTAATGGTGTGTTGCGCTTTGTTCAAGACAAAGATGGTTTTAATAACGAACGTATACGCATCGATGCCAGCGGCAACTTGCTGGTTGGTAAGATTTCTACCGGAACCACCAATGTAGGCACTCAAATAACCGGTGATGGCTTCACGTCCATTGTCGGTACTAACAACAACATTCCTCTTTACCTTGAAAACAAAGGAACTAACGGTAATTGCCGAATTTCGTTTGCAAACAATAGTCACGGTGGCGCGTCACTTGGTTTAAACAACGGCGGTGATTTCACAATCTTTGACAGCACGGCGTCGACAACACGTTTTAATGTAACAAGCTCTAGGGTTATTACTGCTTCTGGTGGTATTGCAGGTATTGAGCTTGGCGGTGTTGGAGTCAACAATAGGCTGGATGACTATGAAGAAGGGACGTTTACTCCTGTAGTTACAGGTAGCACTACCGCTGGAACTGGAACGTACTCTTCACAGAGCGGGACATATACTAAAGTAGGGCAAGTAGTTACTTGTTCTTTTGCTGTAAACATGACGGCCCACGATGGAGCTGGCAACATTAGAATTAGCCTACCTTTTAGCTCAAATACAAATGCAGTAGGCGTGGTTATGGATCAAAACCTCAACTATGGATCGGGAGCTAGTTTAGTTGCATTTACTCAAAATCAAGAATTTGTTCAGTTGTATGCTGTTGGAGACAACCTAGCTTGGGATGTTCAAACACTTGCTGACGATACCGCATTTACTTTATTTGTAACAATAACTTACCGAACATAAGCTTAACCCTATAGCCTCAGTGGACTCTGGGGCTGGACTAACAGGAGACAACAATGTCACTAACTAAAGAAGTAACAGCAGACAAAATCGAAGTAGTAGCTACAGAGGACGGCTCTGTCGTTCAAGTACGTACTGCTACTAAGGTACTTGAGGATGACGCTGTCATTTCTCAGTCTTATCACCGTCACGTAATTAACTCTGGAGACGACTACTCATCAGAGCCTTCTAACGTGCAAGCTATCTGCAACGCAGTATTCGGAGCATAACAATGGCTACATGGACAATCGCAAACCTTGAGCGAAACCTATCAGACGGTGGTGTCACTGTTGCACACTGGCGTGTTACTGAAGTAGACGGAGACTACTCTGCTTCTTCATACGGCACTGTAGGCTTTACACCTGACGCCTCTGCTTCTGACTTCGTTGCTTACGACAGCCTTACAGAGTCTGCTGTATTGGCATGGGTACACGAGTCAGTAGATCAAGACGCTACTGAAGCGGCGTTGACAGCTAAAATCGCAGCGGATAAGAATCCTGTCACTGGCTCTGGAATGCCTTGGTAAGTTATGCGATTTTTTGTGTTGCTTGCTTTAATGACTTTATCACTGTCTGGCTTTGCACAGACTAGAGAGCAAGCAGAAGTTGAAATGGGAGTTGAGCCAATGGAGCTTCCAGACAACACACAAGAAGGTGATCTGAATACCAACACACAAGTTAACGGGAATAATACTGCTGGCAGCTACAACACCAACAAGACTTATAATGGTGCAGGCTCCAGTGGTATGCCGGTAAATACAGCAATCAGTCCTAGTCTTATGTCTAATGGATCTGAAAGTTGTCTTCAAAGTACTACAGGTGGTTTACAACTTATAGGCGTTGGTGTTTCTTCAGGTCGATATACACAAGATATTGAGTGTAATCGCCGTAGAGACGCCATAACCTTAAGTAACATGGGCATGAAGGTAGCGGCAGTATCTCTAATGTGTCAGAACCCGAACGTATGGAGGGCTATG